AGTGTACCCCCTTGGAATTACGCCACATGGAAGAGCGAACACGGTCTATATTTTAATTTTTACATTTTTCTGAACGACTCAGACCTCATCTATGAGTTTTTCAACCCTTTCACAAAAACCACTGAGAGGTTCCAAGCTAAAAAATGCCTCGTTGTTGTTATGCCTTCAATATGGATGATTGTCAGTCGCCATAGTAGCACCAGGCATACTAATTCTATCTATATAATGGGGTGTGCGAATATCACAGACTTCTATAATCAACATGAGACGACTATCCCTGACGCAATTACCTAAGCCAGATTTTATAAATGACGAATGAAAGTATGCATAATCGACAACAACCGCCCTATTGTATCGATAAGGTATAAATTCAACGGGTTTGAATTTTTCGAAATTTTCTGTATCTCTTGTATGTTTTTCATTCCACTCGCCTAAAATACCATCATCGACATGCTCGTACAGCACAAGACCATCTTTAACTGGTTTCTTAGTCAGATATATAAGAATGTGCCATCCACTATTGGGGCAATCCGTATCTGAATGAACAAATGTTTGATATGTGTCACCTTCTACTGCAGATCTAAATCTTGAGCATATCAGTTTATAGTGTTCGCCTTTAAATATTTTACGTATTTTATTTTCTAATTCTGGGAACATAACTGAACGATTCATCGTATCTCTCCCTGCATAATTACCCGACGATATAAGTTCGTATTCAGACTGAATAGCCATTTCTCGGATAGCATCAGGGTCTTTGAAGAAATTGTCAAACACTCTAACCTTCTTCATAGTATTATTTTCTGTTAATACTTTAAATGAAGAAATCACATGCAAGAATTCTCATGACTTTGGCTATAGTTATAATTGCGGTTGTAATAGTCTCTGCAGTATTCTTCAGCAAGAGATCAGGGTATGATCTACCAACATTTACGGCTGGTATGTCTAAAGCTGACGCAGACAAACTATATGCTTCAGCTAATAAGATGATAGAAGACGATCTTAAAGTAAAAACAGACCTATCAACAAGTGATCCTGCGCAGGCCAGAGATGCTTCGCTCGCTGCACAAAAGGCACAAAATGATTTGTCACTTGCTTATAATACATACATATCATCAATTATAAAGACTTAAGTCGCAAAAGTAATATGCTACTCAGTATCGATGTCGGCATTAAAAACCTGGCCATGTGTGTCATCGCCCGAGACACGAAACGGATTCACTACTGGGACGTTTCAGGGGTCCCACCGATGCACGCAGATGGTCTTTTTCCTTGTATGAAGAGACATCTTGATGAGCGATCTGCACACTTTCAACAAGTCAGAACGGTCATCATCGAAAAACAACCCGACAAGAATCGGGGCATCAAGTCGGTCGAACACTTTCTGCACGCATACTTTCTAGTCCATGACAAGGAGGTTGTCATTTGGGATGCACGCCACAAAATCCCTGACGTGGTCGGACCAGGAAGAGCACAATATATTAAACGTAAAAACGCATCCATCGAACGCTGCCGACTCTTTCTCACAGAGACAAACCCCGACCAATGTGCACACTTTGACGCGCACAAAAAGAAGGATGACCTCGCTGATACCGTCATGCAAGCTCTGTCATTCATAGATGCGCGCCAGGCCGACCCACCGACACCAAAGACCCCTACGCCTCGAAAGCCAACCGAGAACCAGACAAGAACAAAGTACTCAAAGGCTAACCTGGCATATCTGTACAAGACGAATGCAAAGCAAGATGCTCGATTCAAAAAGGATCTCGCCAAATATTATTCAGGAATCGATGAACTCATTAAAGATTTTGGACTCTCAAATACTAATGAGTAATGTTCGTCTTGTGGATGCAATGCCTAGAGAAGATTGCGATGCTGCGATCGTACAAGCAGCTCGCGTCTCATATGGCAAAGGAACCAAAACAATATCTGACGACCGAGCACTGATCAGATATCTCATGCGCCATAAGCACACAACGCCGTTCGAGATGGTGGAGTTTAAATTTCATATCAAGTGCCCCATCTTTGTTGCGCGCCAGTGGCTTCGGCACCGAACAGCAAGTGTGAATGAGATTTCAGCACGATACTCTGAAATGAGTGATGACATTTTCAGGCCAGATGTATTCCGGGTGCAGAGCTCATCCAATCGCCAAATGTCAGATGTGGAGATGCACCCAGTCGTGAATGAGGAAGCCAAGTCGATTCATTCACATGCGTGCACCGAATCTTACGAGTGCTACAAGCAACTTCTGAGTATGGGATGTGGTCGTGAGCTTGCAAGGACCATTTTACCAGTAGGTCTCATGACGGAGTTTTACTGGAAGATTAACCTTCACAATCTGCTGCACTTTCTGCAGCTTCGAATGGATCACCATGCTCAACAAGAGATTCGCGTTCTAGCAGAGATGATTGCTGATATCATCAAGCCGATGGTGCCACTCACGTGGGATGCATTTATGGATTTTCGTGTAAACTCGATCATGTTTACGTACCCTGAAATTCAGGCAATGCGAGACGGCTGTGAAACCATCCCAGGAGTTGGCGAGAATCGTGAATTTCAGGAGAAGAAGCAAAATTTTTATAAAGGCGTAAAGTAATGGATTACATGAAGCTGTTGGGAAAGAAGGAGTATGCTGGCGCCATATCAAAAGGTCTTGGAGGTGCAGTTGAATCAGGCCTGAAAGGTATTGATCTTGGAGCGATCACAAAGAATATTGATGCCGGTGCCATCACAAAGAATATAGACCTTGGGGCGGTTACAAAGAATATCGACTTGGGAGCTGCCACAAAGAATATAGACCTTGGTGCGGCTACAAAGAATGTGGATGCCGGTGCAATCACAAAGAATGTGGATGATGTTGCGGCTGGTGCAGGAAAGAAGGCGGGCAAAGAAACCAGTGAATCTCTGGCAAAAAAGGCGAAAGATATGGCTGATAAGGCTGGTGACATGATGAAGAAGGTTGATCCAAAGGTTGTTGCGGCTGTTGCGGCTGCTGGTGGTCTTGGTCTTTATCTAGTGAAGAAGGTGAATGACATGGAAGGGAAGAAGGTTGGTATAACAAAGGTTGAGGCTGGCAAGACTGGTGTGCTTGGTATTGGTGCTGACAAAAAGGTGGTTCTGATTACATATGATCCACCACTTGAAATTAGATCAGCTGATACAGTTGATATTTCTGATTCAAAGACGACGCCATCAATGGATGGAAAAGATTACGAAGTAAAGTCTGTCAAGTCCACCACTCAGATATATGTAACTGTCAAGAGTGACATTACTGAGTTCAAAGAGGGTGGTCAGATTACACTTCATACTGATTTCGAGTCACAGGCGGCTGGTATGCTCAAAGATGGTGCAGAGGCTGCTGGTGGTGCTGCAAGTGATGTTACTGGTGGACTATTGAAGGGTCTGGGTATTGATTCAACTGTTGTAATGTATATTGGTATTGGACTGGGTGTTCTCTTGTTGCTATTTATTCTCATGAAGTTTATGCGTTAGATCCATGCCTTTTGTATATAGTCTGGTGCACCAGTAAGTAATTTCTTTGATTTTTCAGGCATTTCTTGAATCTCCTTTGCAATATCTGATGCACTCGGGAACAGGTCAACTAGCTCAGCCGCACCAAAGGCATTCATCACTGGGTTTGAAGCCAGAGACAACATTGCAGCTGCTGCGCCCATCTCAGCTATATTACCACCCTTGACCGCGGATGAAAGTTCATTTGCTCTTCTGCCTATTGTTGATGTTGCTACATCATTCTTTGATGTTCCTGGAACTGGATATTTTCTCTTTCTGAATGTCATTTTGAGTGCTGGGCCATTTGGAAGTCTTGGATAGCTATCACTATTTTCAACTGGTCGTGTCATCATGAGACCAGCATCTCTGAATCCTGCGGGCACATTCTTTGCGCAAAAGTTTACAGTCGTCTTGTGTTCGTCAGCAGTGCACTTCAGATAACAAAGACCGAGACTGTCCTCGACTCTGTCATCTGCGCACTTTGACTGCTTTGTGCAGCACCCACCAACCGTCTTTGTCCAGCCAGCCTCGCATGCGTTATAGCACATACCACCATCCTTAATCTTTCCTGGTGGGCAAACACCAACTGACAACATGGACTTTGCGACTGGGGCTGGTCCGAAATTCTTTGCGTTACAGCTGAGCGCGAGCTTGTCATATCCGGCTGGGCATGAATATGTTGCTCCATAAGACTCGTCGGGGTTACACGTCGTTTCAACCTTTGCTGGGCTACAAATATACCAATATATACCACAACATTTCCCCTGTTTTATTTTACTAGGGCAGCCATTTGATGATGTTCGACACGACAAAGGTTTAGAACAAATTGCTCCAATGTTTGTTCCGCCATTGGGGCATGACGATGTTGCTGGTTTCGTCAGAACACTTACTTCTTGTGAGTAACAAACACCCCCAATATTCTTCTGACCTGCTGGGCATGGTTGCTGACACATTCCACCCGGTCCCTGTATAGTTGTATTCCATCCAACCGGACATGTCGCAGGGACACCAGCATCGCACTTGTCAACTGCAGCAGGCTTAATGTCACGATCACGAGTTGGAATCTTACAGGACACCTGATCAACTGCACTTACTGGTGGGAATCCATCTGGACATTGTCTTGCGCACGTCATACCAAGTGGACCACCTGTACGATCCCAACCCGGTGGACAATCCTTTATGCATAGACCAACTCTTCCTGAATAACCAGGCTTGCACTTGGGGTAGCACAAACCACCATCCTTATCCTCATCATCTTTGCAGCTCGCACCGAAACATACAAGTGTCGATATGGCTGCTATTGGCCCCTCTGTAGCGTCTAATAATTTGTCAGGTACACCAGCGCTCGCAATCTTGTCTTTAACAAAAGTGGCTGGGCTCAGAGTTCCTGCTGGGCATGGGTGGTACATATTTTCAACATCAAACACATTCACAATACCGCGAACAAATGCTCTTCCGAATATAGTCTCTGCAATATCTTGAGCCTTGCCAATCTTACAATCAGAAGTTCCAGTCTTCTGAAGGCAATATTCATCTGTGAGGTTACACAAGCCAGTATCTACATTGTATGTAACACCTTTGCCCATTCCTTCGCAGATGTTTCTCATCATGCCTGGACGAACCTCACACTGCTGATCCTTTTCATTCCACTCTGAATATATAAGCTTTTTCTCTGATAGAGGTGCGTTACACTTGGCTTTATCAGCTGGTGTGAATGTGCAGTACTTTTTACTTTTAGGTGTTTTCAGAACACCGCCCGCCTTGGAGCACATATTATCAAGAGCCTTGTCGATAACCTTATCCATCTCTAAATTTTCAGACATGAATGTCGCCTTTTTCTCCTCGTCATTCAACATAGTTTGCTTTTCAGAATCTGACAATGTCTTAATCTTGTCGAGCACTTTATTGATGTATTCATTTCCAGGGACTGCGAGGATAGCCTGGCATTCTGCAGTAATAGCATCTACGTACTCTTCTGGACCCTCTGCGGCAAGATCGTCAAGTGGTCCATACAGAATTGGCAGTTCCAACTTTTGTTTTGCAGCAAAGTCAGTAAATGTCTTATCAAACTCCTTCTTTTCACCAGCAAGCTCATCAGATGTTTTTGCATCTTTGAATCCACCAAGGTTGAGAGTATCCATATATCCCAAAGTTGCGCCAAAGACCATTTCTCCAGCCGCCACGAATGGAGCACCTGGACCAGTTGCAGCTGCTGTTGCAGCCTTTGTTGTAAGATTTGTCGCCACCTTTGCTCCAGCTTGTGCGGCCGCCTTTTGCGCCGCCTTTTGTCCAAGCTTCTTCACTAGACGAGTTCCAAGCTTTTCAAATATACTCTCACCTGCTTCCTGTGCAGCTCTTGTAAGCATTTTAGAACCAAATCTCTCAGTTCCCTTTTCAAGAAACTTGGTTGAAAATTTAGTCAACGCTTTGCTCACAATAGTGTCAACAACCATTCCGCCAGCGAGCGAGATGTACAAATCTGGACCAGTCGCCATCTTCTTGAGAGAATCAGCAATTGCTGCAGAGGTGGAAGTTGTTTTTCCATCAGGTGTTATAGTCTCCTTAGAACCATCTGGTTTTGTCACTGTTGTAGTCTTGTCAGGAGAGGTCACAGTCTTTGTATTGTCGGCTGAAATCACGACAGTCGAACCGTCTTCTTTTTGTGCAATTTTACTTCCGTCAGACTGAGTTTTGAAATCGAGTGAAATATCTGGGTCCGGGGGAGTTACCCCTTCCTCCTTCCTTTTCTTGAGATAGGACCTAACTAAAACCCCAACTATAACTGAAACAACTAATAGGATTAACAGCCCTATACGCCTGTCTCCCATCCTGTTATCATACCAGATTTTAAACGGGTGCTAGTGATTTTTGAGCAGTCACCTCGGCAGTCTGTGGCTCGGGTGCAACACGGACTGGAACAGGTGCAGTCTGTGGCTTGGGTGCAGCACTGACCACAGGCTTCTCAACCTTTTCAGAAATATCAATTGGTCCAGCACTTGCAGTAGTCTTCGAAGGCTTGGCTGCATCAACATCCTTCACACCGCATGCTGGGCATGGTGGGCATGTATCAGGTCTCTTCTGATGAAGATCCGCTGTAATCTTCTGCATCTCTTGAGACATGGCATCACTTTCAGCCTCAAACTTCTTCATGAGTAGAGCCTTCTTAGCCTCGTCAGTCTCGTTGTTGAGCTCGGCCAGATGCTCCTCGCTCATCTCCTTTGTGGCTCTCATATACTCGGCTGTAACCTCCTCAACTGACATCTTGGGTGTGTAAGCAGGCTTGGTGTAACTACTCTTGAAACGTAGAATCAGCAAAACAACAAGCAGAACAATTAAAGCAATAATGACTGGGTTCATTTAATACAATACGAGATAATAATGGATGCAGTAATAACTCAACCTTTCAGAGACTTTGGTGGACGCAAATACATCTTCCTGAAGACACATGATGTCGTGCTCCAAGTTAAGATTCCATTCAGATATAATCGTGTAATGTGCACTGTCCACGGCCACATACCAATCCAGGATTTTAAGGCTGGTCAGCACGTGAGAGCAACAATAGAGTACAAAAAGTGGGATGGTCAGGAGTGGCCGGTACTAAAAGATATAGAGCTCTTATAGAATAATGCTGAGTAGAACCGGTTACATCATAAAGGAGGATTCTGAACTAAAAAAGGAGCTTACTGTTAGAGCAGTCGAAAATGCAGTCGGCATTAGACCCCCCTCGTTCAAAGTGTTTCGAACCGACTCTAGAGGAAACATGTGCGTACCAAGATACTTTGGACAAGAGCGATTCTCTGTACCAAGAGATACTAGACCGGAACCTAAATCAGCCCCTATCAACTTTGTCGGAAAACTTAGACAAGAATCTAGGCAGGATGAAGCGTTTGATCTCTTTTTTAAAACAAAGAGTGGAGGAGTTCTATCACTCCCGTGTGGCTGGGGAAAGACATCGACCGCACTCGCAATTGCAGGGAAGCTAAAGCTACGAACGATGATAGTAGTCCACAAAGAGTTTCTAGCAAATCAGTGGCGCGAACGCATCGAGCAATTCTGCCCAGGAGCGACAATCGGAATCGTCCAAGGTGACAAGTGCAATCTCGAGTGCGACTTTGTTATTGCAATGATTCAGACTATGTGTCAACGAGAGCATCCCATGGGGTCATTCGATTCGATTGGATTTCTGATTGTGGATGAAGCGCACCATATAGGTGCACCAGCCTTTTCCCAGTTCATGTTTAAACTATGCCCAAAGTATACACTCGGACTCACAGCAACGCCCGAACGCAAGGATGGTCTGACTCGTATCCTCTACTGGTTCCTCGGCCCATCTTTCCTCATGATCGAGCGAGAAAATCAGACCAATGTGATTGTGCACAAGATACCATTCGACTGCAAAGAGTTTAATACTGGACCGCCAGTCAACCGCATGGGTCGCTTCTCGCTCGTAGAAGTGATTAACACACTGGTTGAAATTCCTGAGCGTAATCAGAAGATATTGGACATAGTCAGTGAGTGTCGCCGTGAGGGCCGAAAGATACTTGTGCTCACTGACAGACGTGGCCACTGCTTTTGGCTGGCCGAACGTATTCAGGGGTCTGGGCTGTACATGGGCGGGATGAAGGAGAAGGATCTCGAGGAGTCATCCAAGTGCCAAGTTATCATCGGTACATTTAGCCAAGCTCATGAAGGTTTGGATATACCATCTCTCGATACTGTCCTGCTTGTGAGCCCGCATTCAGATGTAAAACAGGCTGTTGGACGCATTTTGCGCGGTTCGAACAATCCAGTCATTTATGACTTTGTAGATCACTGGAGTGTTTTGTTTGCAATGTGGAACAAAAGGCTTGCTATGTATCGCCAAGCCGGATTTGTGTGCGAGCCTGAGGCTGTGGCGGCTCGACCTAAGGGGTGTCTATTTAGTTAGACTATCAGTTATAGCCATGAAAAATACACCAAGTATGAAAAACATGAGCAGATAGTTGCACTCTGAAGTTTCGTAAACTTGTCTGCGCTGCACCATCCTCACGGGAGGCGGACTAAAATCAACTTCTGCATAACATAACATTTAATCTTAACATTCATTTTTTTATAGGGTAACCTCCTTCTTCTTTGTGCGACGCTTGCGCTCAGGCTTGATCTTAACATTCTTTGTATCAGACGTCACTGAGATGATATCAGACATGTCATCCTCATCTGAGATGGATGGTGGTGCAGTCTCCCGAACAACCGGCCGTGAGTTCATGGGTGGTGGTGGTGCCATAAAACCACCCATCAGAGAGCTAATATCAAAGTTTGGACCCTTCATCTCCCGGCGGCCACTATCATCGCGTGGAGCTGCAGCAGTCTGCTGACCAGACTGGGAATTCTGAACAGCCTCCATCATGCTCTTTAGCAGTTCTGGGTTCTGCTTCAGCACCTTACCAGTATCCAGACCGGCAGACTTGAACATCGACTTGGTCAGGTGGAACATCATTGCAGAGCCGCCAACCATCATCATCAGCTTAATCTCTGGAGCAACAGCCACCTTATTCTTGTACTTGGTATGAAGCTCCTCAAACACTGAATCATAGTCGTCAATATTCTCCATCATATTCTCCGACCAGCCATCGAGCTCCAGGTCGAATGGATCATATCGCTTGTTCAGAAACTCAACACCAGTCACGCACGCAATCATGATACGACGCGCAAACTTGACAGACTGGTCAGTCTCAATCTGGTACATGATGCGCTTGTACTCTGTGCGAACCTGACCAATGTCAGAGTATGCATTGAGCTTTCCGGATGTTTTGAACCCCTTCTTCTCCAGACGGGCAAGCTTGTTCAGAAGATCCGCCTTTTCATCCTCGATCGAGGTGTAACCCTCAGAAGGACCGTCGGTTGGTGGGTCGCCTCGTGGCACCTCGTCACCTCCTGGATACTCGTCATCTGGCGGCATCTGACCACCATCCCACTCCTCTGGCATCTCAGGTGGCATCTGCGAATTCATTCTCTTGGTGGGATTCATGAAGGCATCCATAGAGGGATCAAATGCTGGCGGTGGTGCAGGAGGTCGCATCTGAGGTCTGTACTGTGGTGCTGGCTTGCGAATAGGAACACTCTTGGGTGGAGCCTGAACAATGTCAATCTCGTCGAGCAGAGCCATCTCGTTTGCATCCAGGTCAATGTTCATCCCTGTATCTTTCGTCAAGACAACTTCAGTCATTTCTGAAATTCTATAAGAAATGAAGCTACAAGCTTTAACGCGATAAAAATATTAGCACCTATTAAATATGGCTCTGAACAAGAATCAGCAGAAGACTGCTATGTACCTGGCCCTAGGTCTACTGACCCTATGGATCCTTATGCGTATGTCCCGCAAGTCTGGCTACCACAACCACTTGAGACTCAGACCAGGCAGCCTTGGCAGCACATACTCTGGCCCAGAGGGCTCTCTGTTCGATCTGCCACACGATCTCAAGTGTGCACCAGGTGCAGTCGGCAGCGACAGTGCCAACTCTTGGGGTCTGACTCCAGGTGGCATATGTGGCGATCAGGACCTGATCCGCAAGCAGATGCGCGAGTACACTATCGACGAAGGCATCGGCGGTGATCTTCTGTCAAAGTAATTTTAGCAAGCGATAATAGATGGAGCATATAGTCAATATAGACTCTAAGAATCGAGACACAACATTGTACCCCTCAGGGAATTCATACGTTCTAAACTTGGTAACCCCAATAAAATGGATATCACGTGTAGAGCTCGTAAGCGCAAAAATACCAAACACCATATGGAACGTTTCCAGCACTCTTGGTACCAATCTCATGACATACGTATCAACTCCAATCAAACTGCCACCTGGATTCTACTCGGCAACTGGACTCGCAAACGATATCATGGCGACAGGACTTGCACCAGCTCTAAAAATTCTGTACTTGCCAAATGAAGGTAAATATCTATTCTACTCACTCACTTCAGGGTTCACCATAACTCCCGGTACCGCCGAGTTTGGTCGTGTTATAGGAGTTCCTCTGGGTGCCACTCTGACTGGTACATTAGTGAGCGGTGGAGACTGGCCGCAGTACGCAAGCAACTCAGCATTTGCAGGGTACTACATCTGCAAGTCCACGAACATCATAGACTTGGCTCCTAACGAGTTTATATATCTGGATATCGAGGAGCTCAGAACAACCTGTACACATGACGCGCGAAAGAATGTCCAAGTCACAACCAAAGAACCATCAGGGAAGCAGATTACACGCGTAACCACTGAGGGCTCTACGGTCGAGAATACATTCGGTATCCTGACAATGGATGTAGACTCTGGATCTTATAAGATGTTCAAAGAGTGTAATGACTATAAGGTGGCGGCTGACTATATTCAACGCATCCCTAAAATTTCAAAGCTCACAGTGAGATGGAAAGACTCACAGGGCAATCCACTCGTATTCAATGGCCTCGAGGACAACTCGATTCTTTTGAGATTTATATGTGATCCGGTACCAGTCACACTCGATAGGCCGAGAGGTCTTCCAGCCCCAGTCAGACTAGGAAGTGTAATGGATCGCAGACAACTCATAATGATCAGTATAGGTGTAGTTTTAATTGTGGGTTTGCTCATTATTTCTTTCATGAAGAAGTAATAGGAATGAACATAGCTGGAGAAACAATCACGAATAGTAGCACACAAAGTTCACAAGTGCAGAGCGATTGGACGCAGGCAACAACAACTGCTCTCGACTATATCAAAAACAAACCGACTGGAACTCTGACGTACAATATACCAAATACACTAGTAGGTGCAAAATGGTACAGGCTCGGTACATTTACAGCTGGCCAGAATGGTAAAAGTATCAAGATTTCTATAACTACCCAGCAAGGTTATAATGCTCTGATCACGCAGCCATCTATTACAACTCTTTTTTTTTCAACTTCGAATAATTCTTCATTAGACCCTGCAGGTTTTGCTGCAGTTGGTACACATTATCGCACTGGTCGAGGTAATACAATTACGTCGGTTAAATGGGTTGGTAATGCAGCTGGTATTTCAGCAACATCTTATGATTTAAATGTGTCATTTAGTGGATTCAGTGGTGAGTCTTCGTTTTATTCGGTTGAATTTGGAACCGGAACAACTTGGACACATAATGCGGCGATTGTTAGTGTGTCTGATCCTGGTGTCGCAAGTACTACTGTAGGTATATCAACTGAAGAATTGTACGTACCTACATCTGGAACCTTCAGTGCTACACCCGCAGCATCTGCAAATGTTCTGACTATTATAGGGTCTAGCACGACTGGAAACGTTGTTCAGTTTTCAAATACTGTAGCCGAGGGTACATTCATAATGACTAGTAAAGGTTATATTGGAATAGGGACCACGACACCCGCAGAGAAGCTTGATGTTTCAGGTAATGTAGTAGCGGCTGGAACAATTTCATCCGGTACCGGATTCATGTTCAGGAATCGTATTATTAATGGTAATCTTCTGCTTTGGCAAAGAGGAACAAGTTTTACATCAACAACTGGCGCTGCTTCACAAGTAAATACGGCAGATAAATGGAGTCTTATTTACTCCATAACAACTGGTGTGATAACTATTACAAGAGTTGCTCTTTCAGCCACTGATCTACCTTTTCAGAAGATTGGTGCACAGTATTCAATTAAATATACAGCCACAACTGCAGCATCTAATTATGCATATATTCTACCAGTCCAGAATATCGAAGCATACAATGTAAATGATCTAAACTGGGGAACCGCTTATGGTTCGACAGTCTCAGTAAGTCTTTATCTCCGAACAAATGTGGCTACAAATTCGGTCGTATCTATAACTTTGAGAAATTCAGCAGTGACATATTCATATGTACGCCCAGTCATAATAGTTTCATCTGGTGCATGGCAACTGGTTTCATTCACTGTACCCGCCCCACCAAACGGATCAACATGGAATGCTAATACAAACGGTACAGGTATTCAGCTGTTCATATGTGGCTTTCAAAGTACTGGTACCGCAACCGTAGATACGTGGGTTAATGCAAATAACATACAATCTACTGGGTCGATTAACTGGGCAGCTACTATTAATAACTATATTGAATTTACAGGAGTTCAGTTGGAAAAGGGGATAGCAACCCCATTTGAACAAATTCCATACAATACACAACTACAACTTTGTCAGAGATACTATTATCAGATAGCAGCCGGTTCTGTATTTGCGCGATTCGGTGTAGCCTATGCAGTTACCACAATTTCATCAAACGTATTTATCCCCGTACCAGTTAATATGCGTGCTCAACCCACACTGAATATGACATTCGGAAATTTCAAAGTTGATCTCGGAACCTCCTCACAAGTATTAACATCAGTTACACCAGCTACTGGATCTTTAGTAGCAGACTGGACAGCCAATGGAGTTGGTATCACTGTTGGTCACGCAGCTGTGACTGCAGCAAATCTTACAGGATTTCTGGAAGCTTTCAATACGACATCAGCATCTATAGGATTTTCTGCAGAACTATAAAAGAATGACACAGTTCGTCATTCTGGATCCAGAGACACTCAGTGTCATAGATTGGTATTTTGCAGACAGTCATATTGTCCCCACCACTCCCGGTATACGTCTCGAGGTTCCAGAAGGTCTCACATGGGATGTTGTTAAAGGTTGTAAAGATTCTGATGGTTGCGTGACTCTCGTGCACGACGCCCAAAAGAAACTTGATGAGCAGTGGTCACGGGTCCGCGCGCAGCAACGAGATCTTCTATACAAGTCCGATTGGACGTGTAGTGTCACTGATTATAGTCCACCAAACAAAGAGAAATGGATATCTTATCGTCAGGCTCTTCGGGACGTGACTAAACAACCTGACCCGTTCGATATCACATGGCCAGTTATATAAGTTCAGCCCATGCGAGCGAATAAAATATCTTAGAGCTGACCGAACATAATCCCGCCGCGAGAGTTATAATGTCGCTTGTTTGTGTGAATGAGTTTCTTCCGAGCTGAGCTTCGAAAAACGAAGCCTGAAGACTTGTGTTAAGTGACCCAGTCTGTGCAAACCCCATTTCGATCATGCGTCCGCCCGTTATAGCTGTAGATCCAGTATCAACCTGGACGTTGGTACTGTCTGCGTGTGCGCCCCATGACGTTGCACCCGAAAGAGTCCCATTGAGAATAAGACTCCATTGTACCAAATCGTTGTTTGTTGACACTGCGACGTTAAGTTGTTTTATGACGGCTATGGCGTCAAGACGACCGGGTGCCAACCTAATTGAAATCAGGGGAACCCTCGTAGTCGAAGAGAGCGACAGACCAGCTGCTGGCCCCAACTGACAAAAGAGCTGCTCCTTTGGCTCGTAACCACCTTCTGAAAGGACGGTCGAACAAATCTGAGTCAGGTTAGAAGTTCCAGAGGTTGCAGCCCGATTGAAAATCTCGTAGCGAATAGGCAGACACGCGGTTGTTATGTACGTATAAGGAATGAGATTTGCGTGATTGAACGTGTGACAATTGATGAATGTTCCGTTGATGACGACACCTATACGAACAGAGCCGACACCAAGCCATTCAATATCCGTATAGAAAATCTGGGACTTTGTAATGTCCAAGGAAATACCTGATGCCCCAGACCCATCGAGACGATCGCCGTTCCAGCTTTCTTGCCCAACCACCGTCTCTGTAACGGTACTCAGAGAATTTGAGCGTTCGACAATGTACACGTTCGAGAAGAGGGTCGTTGGGCTCGTGTTTGAACCCAGTTGTATATAATATCCATTATCTGTCCCAAAATATCCGACGCGCTGGACGAGACCCGACTTGGCAGGGTTCATGACGAACGTGCACATGGTCAGGAGCGACTTGCCAGGCTGATAATTGAATACGAATCTGGACTCGCGCGCGACGAAATCATTCAGGGTGCTCGTCACATGCAGGTTCGCGGACGACTGTGCCGGAATATAAATGACGCTTCCACTGCCGGCAACATTTGAAACAAACTTTGTATTCAGTTGGTACCTATTTTGTGAGTCAAACAGGGTCACTGGATTACTCACCCGTAGCCGCCCGAATGAATCAACCTGTTCGGTGTGTTTCAGGGTCACGTCAGTGTTGAAGAGATAGACCATGCTAATATTAACTTAGACTAAAAGATGAACCGGTGGACGACGGACAACTGGCTCCGCCAGTTGGACTAAAAGATACTCCAGAAACTTCCTGTCCACAAAACACCAACTGCGCCATAATTCAGAGCAATGATGAACGCCGTTTGGCCATCCACAAGATCTGGCCCCGATGTTACGACCGTCACTCTGTACAATCCGTTTATTGAAATCTTTCCAGACTCATCCTTTATTACATATGTCTTGCCCTGAACCACAGACGAACCAAGCGGAAGAGTCACGGTGACGTTCGTTCCGTTGACGCCGATGTAATAGTCGTAGGGTTGTGCGGCATAATTACTACTGACACCAGTCTGAATTGGGTTGACACCATACCAGGGTGGAGGTGTTCCGAGCGAACGAGTAAAACTCATCTACTTTTACTTTACATAATAGTAGATGAGCTTGACATACTCAGGAGTCGAGCCTCAGCCAAGCCTCGCATGGACGTTCGAGTCCTCAAACGTCGACATCGTGACAAACCTCCAGCCATCGGCACAAGTCTCACCGGGGCCGGCACAGCTCGTCGGAAGTGCGGCACTGGTCACGAACGCCCCGACGAGCAATACGGCCGTGTATTTTCCTGGAACAACGAGCACGTGGATGAATCTCGGAACGTCAACGCCTATTAATTTCAACACGTCACTTTCGAATATATTTGTGGAATGTTGGGTTTATTCATCACTTGCATATAATCCCAATTTCATCACGTGGCACCAAGGTGCGTCGGGTGGAGGAGAAAACTGGTCCATGTATTTTGGCACTGACGGGAGTTTAACAACAAGTATATGGGGTGACGTTGCGGGTACGGCGACACAAGGTGGTACGGGTGTTGGAAGCGCGATTCCTCAGAACACATGGACACATGTTGGTTTCGCAATTGCAAATACCGCATCGGTTTATAAAACATATATTTATGTGAATGGCACCCCAACGTCGACTACTCCACCGGCGGGATGGGTTCCAAAATTTTATGCAGCGGGAACTACACAAATAGGAGGTCGAAATAGTTCAGGTGATCTGACGAACATGTACATCCGCGACCTGCGCGTGGTTCAAGGAGGAATTGTGCCTACGACGACCTTCACACCCGGGTCGGCGCCGTTCTCGTACGCTTCACCGACCTACGTGGCGAACATGGGGACGACGGTCTTCACGCTCTTGGGGCAGTTTGTGACTTATAACCCTTCGGGGAAGTATGGGTCGAGTTTGAAAATACAGAACTACCCAGTGGGGGGTGTAGCTAACGTTTATATGGGGTGGACTTCATCTATTACATCAAATTTATATTCACCTGGATTAACAGTTTCTACGTGGGTAAAATACGACACGTTAGTTCCTGGAAATTACACGAATGAAGTGTCCTTGTTGTGGGCGTTCGGTGATGCTTATTTTATTCAATGGAACACCGTGGGTGGTAGTGCGATGTATAATGGAACTGGGTATCCAAGTGCCTATGCAAGTTTAGCACCTGTTATAGGGACGTGGTATCATTGTACATCGGTTTATGGTAATGGAATAATTACTACATATATTAATGGTTCTCAGGTTGCCACTAGCACATTTACAACTGCGCGGACGGTGACTAATAGTCAGCTTTATATAGGAGCTCAGCCAAGTATAACCAGAGCAACATGTGCAGAATTTGATGATTTCCGCATCTACAACACGGCCCTGACGGCTGCACAGGTCCAGTCGGTTTACTCGAGTCAAGGAGCCCCGGCGCCGAGTCGCGCGATGCCTCTGCCGAAGC